TTCAAGAGAAGACCGATAGAAAAGATCATTCGCCCTAGCCGCTTCAAGCGGATTAGGAGGAGGCGGTGGTGCCGGAATGGAAGGTCCGCCACCCATGTTAAACCATAGCCTTTCGCATAAACGTCATATAGTCATAACTCCTTGGTTTACCAGAACGATTAAAGGTGATCCGCTTGCGAGGACCAAAACGCTCCCAAAGGAGCAACAGCAAGCATCTTAAGGATTTAGCACCTTTTGAGGAGATAGTCAAATCAACAAAGACATTCTCACCATCTTCGCTATGCACATAATGATTAGGCTTTTGCCCATCCTTTATGCACCTAGCCAGAGCCACCCCAGCTATCCCATCCTCATCCCTTACAACCCCAACCATCCCCTGCTTCTCAAACCAGCCAAACCAGTCTCCCAGGTTAGGCCACATAGCCTCTGGAACACCGCTTTCCTCAATATACTCAATAGCCGTCATATCGACTTCTCAATCTCAATCGTATCTGGATTGGCAGCAGCCACAATCTGACGTACAGCCAGCCTGTTTCCAGTGCTTAAAATCTTGATGTTAAGCAAACGCCATTTCTCGTACTTGCGAAGATCAGCCGCAAGCTTCTTCTTTACTGTTGTAGGAAGCAAGGCTGGCAACGCAAATGGCAATACGAGCGTGCTGCTTGAAATATCAATGTTGGGCTGAACAACCACATCGCCAACATCTGTATCGCGCTGGATGAATACGGATGTATCCGTTGAGAACGAATTATCAAAGATAACCTCAAAATGACTTCCGTACTTCAATGAGAATGGATCGCCAAAGTTAAAGTCTTTTGTTCTTACATAAGACTCGTACTCAACCCCACCATCTTTGTAGTCTTCAAATGTCGTTCCAGCTGGAGTCTTGTATCCCGCGTACTTTTGAATCACGCCATTGGTCTTTTTGAACATTGCCCTTGACCCTTCGTTGTTGTAATTGGTCAGGGTGAACTGCATAACCTGAGGACTCCAAATACCCTCAAACGCACCAAGAGCCGTATTGTAAACAATCAGCGTATCGTTGTAATCATTTGATCCGGTTGGTACTGCTAGGAAGTATCTGTTATCGTAAAAGATGGCCGTAGAAAGACGTATTGCCGAAGTATTTATGTCTTGAATAACATTCTTGACTACCTCAGAAAGTGGTATTCCAACAGACGTAAAATCGTCTGCAACGGATCGAACCAAGGATCTTATTCCATTGTCTGACAAGAATAGAATATCGCTACTTACTTGAACAGCACTTGCGGAGGCAACGCATCCAGTATTGTTTGAGATAAGCGAGACAATCCAATCCGTTGCAGATGTAGAGTCTGGGGGAATATCAAGCTGGAATATCCTTCGTTTCTTGAAAACAATAATGCGATTCTTGTAGTAAGGAACAATTGCTGTTATCTCATCTCCGTCATCTCCGTTGACAACGATGCTGTTTGAGGAATCCCATACATTCGGATCAAGAATGTCCGAAGCATAAATAGTATTCCTAAACTCTCCAGACCCAACTCCAATCAGCCTATTTTCAGAGTTGATTAAAAGCCTCAAGTCTTGTGGAGGCGGGCTGACAGTTGCTGTTGCGGTTGCTCCGATCCCATCACCAATAATTGTTACTGTTGGTGCTCCGGAATAGCCAGATCCTCCATCAGATACAATAATTCCAGTTACAACACCTCCAGCTACAGTCGTTGTAATTACCGGACTTGTGCCACCCCAATCTGGACCAGTAACCAATGCTGTTGCGCTTGTATAATTAACACCGCCATTTGTAACGGTGATAGCCCTAAGTGTTCCGCCTTGTCTTGTTACCCTATTACCATCCCAAAAGTGAAGGTCGCCATCAGCATCGGCCATATACATCTTGTCATTAAATTGAGCCATGCTGACCCTGACATTGTAATCAGTAGAAAATCCATCAGCCCATTGCTGATTTTCGTTATCCCATGTGCGAGTAGCTCCAGTAAAACTATCCCATATTTGATCGGCCGGACGTAGCTGCGCATTTCCATTTGAATCAATTGTGTAAAGCCTGCCTTGTGTTACGGACACAAGCCTTTCGGATTGCGAAGTATCGTAATATCGCATCCCTCCGATTGAGCCTTCTTGACTTGTAGCTGTGGTGCTAAAGCTTGTTACGCCCTTGCGTGTCTCAAGGCTACCCTTTGGAGACAGGGTCATATTGACCAATTGTTGAGTTTGATTATCTGCTAATAAGTCAGATTGCAAACCGCTGGCTTGGCCGCCAGTAAAACTACGGATTCCGTCAAACGCTAGAAGATCGTCTAAATTATCTGAGTAATACAAGAGAATGACTCCTAAGCAGAGAACATTTCTTCTATGGTTAGCTCGCCAAGACTCTGTGGAGTTATCTGCTTGATTCCTCCAACCTGGCTCAACTCGTAATTAGCCATAGCTGCAAGATCAGAATTTGCTCCCTGCGTGATTGCTTGTGCTTTGGCATACTGCCGTTCGCGCTCAAGTGCATCGGCATGGGTCAACGCAAGAACCAAATGATGAACGTGGGGAAGACGAAGCTCGTCATCCAATGCCGTTTGATCTGGAGGAAAGTCAACAATGATGTTTGTGCGGGTAAGACATTTTAGCTTTTCAACAACACGCAATGGGATTGTGCCAGATGTGGCAAGCCTTGGGTAGAGGTTTAGTTCCGCAATTCCAATGCTGTTTCGGCCTGTAAAATGGTAGGTATCTGGATCGCCTGTACGAGCATCGTCAAGCAAGCCTGGGTCTTGGCTGATAATGGTAGCTAGGTCAATCGGGTCAACTTCGGCATCGTTGTAAGCCACCGAAAGGGGTGTTTCTACATTCGTGCCAAGCGTGATCGTGCGGTTTGTTCCAACTGAATAGGTTGAGTTTGTTACAGTCTCGCGCCAAGGGGCAAAGTCCCATACACGCCTGTAGGCCAAGCTTGCAGATTTCTGCAAGAAAATAAGCGTATCCGAGTCGGTCTTCCCAACCTTCTCGCCTGCGTACTGAGCGATCTCGGTTAAGGTCATTTAGTTATTAGATAGCCAATTAGAGCCATTTTCTATTGCAAGATTAAGGGGAGAAAGATCCTCTGTTGTCCATATATCCCAAGCAATAGCCAGCTTTAGATGCTCTACATTTCTATCAATATAGCTTTTGCGTTGATCTTGAGTTTCATTTCCTTCCCCTGCGATAATCCTGTTATTAATAAGATTAACGCTGTCCATCGCAGCGGAATATCTTTTTGCTGGTGTAATTTCTGTATTCATTTGTTTTATACGTTGTAATAGGGAATTTGATATGCAGTAGCCCCAATTCTGATTCTAATATATCCTACTGGAACTGCCGTAAGTGCAGTTGCAGCACCATTTGCGCCAATATTTGTTTTAGTTGAAAGAGTTGTTCCAAAGGCAATTTCTCCATTTAATTGAGCAGTTGCTCCATATCCAATTGAAATTGCGTTAGATATTGTTCCAGAACTAACATCTGAAGTTGAGCCTATACAAATATTTGCTGTTCCAGTTGTAATTGTATATCCAGCTGCATTCCCATTAACTACATTATCTGCTCCAGTTGTGTTTAGCGCCAAGGAAGCATATCCAATCGCCGTATTCCGTAATCCAGTTGTATTTGTAATGAGTGCCTGCGAACCAATTGCCGTATTTCGACTTCCAGTCGTATTGGACGCAAGTGCAGATACTCCATTCGATGTATTATTATCTCCTATTGTATTTGCCGATGAAGCCCCATACCCAATAGCCGTATTGTTGTCTCCAGTTGAATTGTTTTGAAGTGCAAATGTTCCAAAAGCTGAATTTAGTTCTCCAGTTGTGTTTCCCTGCATCGCGTTTGATCCAACAACCGTATTATATGATCCAATTGTATTTGCTGCTAAAGCTTGCGCACCAATAGCGGTATTTCTAACTGCGGTTGTATTGGCTGTTAAAGAATTGATTCCAACAGCAGTATTAAATGATCCAGTTGTATTTGCCGCAAGTGAACTCGATCCAACAGCCGTATTAATATTTCCAGTTGTATTTGCCGCAAGGGAACTTGCTCCAACAGCCGTATTATTTTGTCCAGTTGTGTTTCCGCCTAGTGAGCCTGACCCAATTCCCACGTTATTATATCCAGTTGTATTTAGAATGAGTGCGCTCATTCCAACGGCAACATTATCAACTCCAGTTGTGTTGTATGCTAGTGTATTTACACCGCTTGCAGTATTTCTAGCACCAGTTGTATTTGTTGCTAAAGCATTTGATCCAATAGCTGTATTTTGAGATCCAGCCGTGTTTGAACCAAGCGCGCTTGCCCCAACAGCCGTATTATTAGATCCAGTTGTACTTACCGCTAACGTGTTTGCACCAATTGCCGTATTGCTTACTATGCTGCTATTTCCCTTGCCAACACTTAATCCACTAATGGTTGCGTTATTTGTTGCTACGAGCGTAGCAATTGTTCCAGTGGTACTGTTAAGCGTAGTTACAGTTCCATTGGTGCTACTTAAACCAGCAATAGTTCCAGTTGTACTTCTGAATCCAGCAATCGTTCCAGTAGTAGAATTAAGGGTTGCAATCGTTCCAGTAGTAATCGCAGCATTAGTAGCTTTTATGTTTGTATATGTGCTTAAAGTGAGTGCATCTTCAAACAATTCGTTTACAGTTACAGATCTTGGGGCATCGGATGCCGTAAGATCGGAGTCAGCAATCAGTAGCTTGTCAAGGCTACCAACCGAAGTCATAGCCGTCTGATCGGTGATTAACGCTTGGTAGATGTCTGTTCCGTCAATTAGGTTGTGCAACGCTGCGGCTGTAACCGTTCCGTTGGTTGCAAAAGTCTGCGAGCGATTGAATTTGATTGCCATATTAAGCTACCACCCTTATTGCTGTTGCGTAAATTGTGCCAGCAGGAATTGTACCATGTGAAACTGTATCTGTATTAAGAATTGTGTATCTTACAACATCGGTTGCTTCTGTTCTAAATGTACTCATCATTCTTGCCCCAGCGGTAGGCACTCCAGCGGTTCCAGAACTTGAACTAAGTGAAGTAAGTCCACCAAAAACAATATCCCCAATCGCTGCACCAGAAACTGTAAATGTTCCAGTTGTTATATTTGATCCAGTTGTTACTGAGTCAAGGTCTTGGAGCGTTGCGCCAGTAAATGCAGCAGTTCCATAATTAAATGCTTTTACACCACCAGTAGAACCAGTAATCCTGACTGTTCCAAATGTAGCAGAAGCAATCGTTGATACATTTACTGATTCAGTACCAATCGTGGCAGTACCAGTAGAGGCAGTAATGTTTGATCCGAAGGTAATAGCTCCAAGTTGAAGCGGAATTGTAGCCGTAGAAATTGTGGCTGTGCTTGCCGACAGAGTTCCAATCGTAGCCGTTCCAGTTGAGGCGGTAATGTTAGATCCAAAAGTAATTGTGCCAAGCTGAAGCGGGATGGTTGCGGTGTTAATTGTTGCGGTGCTGATTGTTGCGGTGCTGGCTGATAGAGTTCCGATAGTAACTGTACCAGTTGTGGCCGATACGCTTGAGCTAAAGGTTGCTGCCGCTGTTACGCCGAGGCTTGAGGACAAAGTGCAGGCTGCTGTTACGGACAAGCTGGAAGACAGTGTGACCGCACCAGTAACAGCCAGACTGGATGACAGAGTGGTCGCGCCTGCTGAATTCAAAGTTCCAGTGGATCTAACTCCTGCCGTAGATAATTGCAACGCGCTAGATGTATTATCGCCATCCGTAATGGTCTGTAACGTGCCGTCTATCCCGCCCAAGCCATCAGTCTTTAGAAGCTGTGGATAGCTAGTGGCAATGTTCTGTGTTCCAAGTGTGGGCATTTAGTCTCCTAGTTGGCAAAACGGTTTTTGAGGACATCCCAGGCCATTGAGCAAGCAAGCCCTATTAGCCCAGCTACAGCCAGAACCTTCGTCCGCAGGTGTTCCAGCGCACTCAATCTATTAGCAACATCCCCGTGGAAAGCAAGTGACCTTTCAATCATTGAGATCAGCGTCATCTGGCGTTCTTCCATTCTGGCAAGTCGCTCTGATACGTTGGCAACTCTATCGCGAAGATCCGAAACCTCATCAAGACTCACGGCCCCTGCCCTCCAAGTATCTTAATGCAACAGCAAGATGGACAACTGCATCCGTCACCTCTTCCCGATCTCGTCCTTCCTCGACAATCCGCTTGATGCTTCTGTTGACAGAGAGGAGATGCTTTACCTTGCCAATGTACTTCGTCTCCTTGACCATATTGTTGTTCTCTACAGCAAACTTTAACGCCTCCTTGAAACAAGCGTATTCCTGCCCCGTCATTAAGAAACGCAAACTCAAATTGGTCAGCCACATAGCGATGCGTTTCATTTGACATTACCAGAACTTACTGCTCCAGCGTCTTCCGCAGCACCCATGTCCGAGTAGCGGGGCAGTACATTGCTGTCCGCTGGCTTTGGCGAGCAGGATGACACAACAAGGCAGATTAAAATTAGTTTAATAAATTGCATATTTAGTATTTAGATACGCCTCGACTTGCTGGCGTTCCGTGTTTGTAAGCACTCGACTATAAACCACAATTTCGGCCATTTGCAGTTCTGTGGTTGTGAGGGTATTACCTCGCCAAAATCCAAGATAGTATGAACCAGATGGTGTTATTTCTCCGCAATACCCACCCCCATCCGTAGTGGAATTTAGATACAATGTTCCAGTATCATTATCAACTGTTACTCCAAATAGATAAGTTTGATTATCGCTTGTTAATGAAGAAGAACTTAAATCACTTCCATTGTATATTCTAAATCCACCATCTAAATCAAATCCTCTATAAAGAACCAAATTTTCTCCATTATCCCCTTCTTGCTCAAAAATCACTTCAATATCTCTTGTTGAAGAAAATCTTGCTACACACATAATGGTTGCGTAAGGCGATGTGATTAGTTCGTTGCCAGCAAAATATCCACCAGCAAAATCTACGAATGTTTTTCCGCTTACTGTGCTTAAGGTTGGTGTATCTAAGGCCATCGCATTATTTCCATTCCCACTCTGATCTGCCCAAGAT